CCGATCGCATGAGCCCGTCGAGCGAAACATTCGAGGGACCGCATAAGTCGCTCCACAGCTCAGCCAGACGGCTCAGAGCGGCCTGATAAGATGGGGAGCGATTGGCCCGGCGAACGGTGGCCCGGCCGTCCGGCGTTGAAAGTAATGCCTCGGTGACCGCCTTGACGGCATGGGCCCGCGCGTCGGCCACCTTGGCGGCGATCCGGCTGGAGACCCGTTCCGACCAGACCTTCAGAAGCGGGTCCGAGCCGCCCATCAAGGAGCCTCTTCCGGCGTCTCGATCGATTCCAGGTAATGGTCGGCCGCGTCGTAGAGCTTCGCCGCGGCTTCGGCGGCCACCGTCAGCACGGCCAGCTCGCGTCGCGCATGGTCGAGGATCGAGCGCGCGGCCTTGGGGTCCCTCGCGTCGCCGGCCTGGGCAATCAGCGATGCGAGCGTGTTGAAGCTTTTGCATCCCCTGACCTGGGCGCGTCCGACGTGCAGGGCGCCGGCACCTTGCTCTTCGATCGTGGCGTCGATGACCTCGGTGCATCCGGGATAGCGGAACGTGGTCGCCGGCCGGGCCGCCGCCACCTTGGCCTCATACTTCTTGCGTTCCAGGGCCTCAGCCTCAGGATCGCCGTCGCGTTTGTTGATCAGATGTGCGTTCAGCATGTTGGTTTCGCTTGTTGAACGGTGAGATTCCGGGGTCAAGGGCATTCGACCCTCAACCCCTGATCCGCCCTATTTCGCTTAGTCGTGGGTCCAGCCGGTGATGCCCGAGATCATCCCGTGGTGCGTCTCGTTGTCGACCTCGACAGCGCATTCCGTGATGATGTCGCCCTGGTCGGCGTCGCCCGAGCTTCCCCTGGGCTTGTCGAAGAGGTTCCGCTTGACCCTCAGTCGGACTTCTTCCGAGGTGAGCGTGAAGACCGATCCGGCCCGCATGAGCGGGCAAATGATGATCTGAATATCATTCAAGAACGGCGCCCGGAACGACTCGGCCGCGACACCGAATCCCAGGTCGGGACCTGTGATCCGAACGAGGGGCATGCTCCAAAGCATGAACGCATATTGCCAGTCCGGGCCCATGAGCATCACATTCGGGTTTCCGCCCGCGGTGATGATCGGCTGCGTGGCATTCTTGATCAGATCGCTGGGCTTGAAGGAGGCGTAGTTTGTCGGCTGGAAGACATTGTTCGTGACGATCTGGCTGCGCATCCCCGCCATCTGGGGCTTGGTCGTCGCGCTGGTGATCCCCACTGGCCGTGCGTAGTAGATCGACCGTTCGACGTCTTCCGAGCAATTGACAATGGCGATCGACCGCTCGCGGCCGAGTACCGAGGCCACGCCGGCGGGCAGAGCGAAATCGCTGGCACTTGCCATCGAGCCGCCGACGAAATAGGGATGCTGAAATGTCTGCGGGTAGTTGGTGAGCGTCACCGGGATCCGGCTGATGCCGGTCACGTTGATCTCACCACCGGTCCGGGTGTTGCCGATCAGGTTAACGACGGCCTGGTCGGCGTGGGTCGCGCTCGTCGTGCTCGCGTACCCCGACGTGACCGTGATCACGTTGGAGCCGGTGTTGATGGCCGTGATCAGATACATTTCGCTGTCGACTTCGATCACGTCGCCGGTCAGGTAGACCGACGCGTCGACCACGGTCAGGCTCGTCGCATTGGCCGAGACGGCACCCACGTTGGTGCCTTGCCAGGGGCGATAAAGTGTGGTCGAGGTCTTGAACGAGAGCGAGCCCAGCGGGGCCTGGGGGAGGCGTGAGAGCATCGGCGTACGATTGATCATCGAGCCCTGCACGACGCCGAAAATCGGGATTTTTACTGATTGCAGGAAGTCGTAAGGCGTCTGCATTCCGGGGTCATAAGCACCCATGAATTCCAACTTTCCAAAAAGTGAAGAGAGGACAAAAAGCCAAACGAAAGGACGTCAATCCAGAAGGGAAATCACCTGCCGTTATCGGGCAGTCGCAGGCCGGACGTGCGCTCGAGACCCGCCGCGAGCTGTTGCGACTCGTTGTAGGCAATCCGGGCCTTGAGCGCGTCGACGAGTGAGACCTGGCCGTGGGGCATCGAGGTGGGCCCAGGCCGGCTGCCGTGGCCGATTCCGCCTCGAGCCTGGGCGGGCAAGAAGTGAGCGAACTCATCGCTGGCGAGCCCGGCCTTGACCAGGTCCTCCACCGGGCGCCCGGTCCCTTTCTCCGTGGCCTTATAGCCACCGCGGCCGTCGTCCACGACCTCCACCTTGGTGGCGAACTTGGCGAGAGCATCCTTTCCCGCCGCCTGGTTCACCCAGTTGATTCCGAGCGTGGCCCGCGCCAGAGCCGATTCGGCGACGGTGGACTTGACCCGCTCGACGAGCTGGGACTCCCGGGTCTCGGCCTCGGAAAGCTTGCCCTGGAAGTGGGTCTCGAAACGGCCAAGCGCGTCTTTCAGCTTGGATGCGTCGTTCTCACCCACGAGCTTCAAAAGGTTCGACGCCATCTGCTCGCGCTCGCGGGCCTCCTTGGCCGCTTGATCTTCCTTGTCCTTTTTGGAGAGACGGTCCGTGAGTTCCGTCAGCCAGCTCCGGATTTCGTCGTCAGGACTACTCTCGGTCGCCGGAGCCTTCGTCTGAGTGGAGGTCGGCGTCGTTGTCGGCGTCGTCGTACCGGTGCTGGCCTGGGTGGTGGTCTGTACCGGCGCTTGAGACTCGGCCGGATTCGCTCTCATGAGACCGTTCACGAGGTCGAGCGCATCAGGCTGGGAAAGCCGGGCCATCAGCGCGGCATAATCGGGTGCACCTCCCGACGCATCGGGAGCGGGGGTCATCAGGATTCGAGCCATAATTCACTCAAGGGGATCGGTAAAGACAATCAGATCAGTTGGGACATCACCACGTTGGCCACGTTCACTTCCGCGTCGACGTCACTGGGAAGGCTGATCGCCGGATCGGCCGTCGAATAGGCTCCGTCCTGCGCCCCGTCAGCCTCGCCGTCGCCTCCGGTTTCCTCGGCCGAGCCGCCCTCGTCCTGGCCGTTGGTGCCGGCTTCCTTGGCCTGGTCCATCCGCCTGGCCATCGCGGCGACCGTATCCTTGATCTCGCCGTGCAGCTCGCCCAGGCGGACCTCGTCCAGGCCGGGCAGCAGCGCCGAGACAAGTCGTTTCAGGATCTCCGTCTCGGTCTCGGGCAACACGCCGGCCGCCGCGGCGAGGGCCTGGAGATCCGCCATCGCCGAACCCAGGTCAGCCGCCGACATCAGGTCGAATTCACCGGGATAATCAATGGCGATCGAATCCAGTTCCGCTTCGGTGGCCCGACCCTCGGTCGCGACGATCATGGCCATCCGAGACGCGCTGACCTCGGTATCACGGAGCATGGACGCGACTTCGGCCAGGATGTCGTTGCCTTCCCTCGCATCGAATCCTTTGGATACACCCGATTGGGACACTGTCGAGCCCGTGGTCGAGCCGGCCGGCTTCAGCAGCGCTGCATCGCCGAGGGCCTCATCCTCGTCGTCCTGGATGTGCTCACGGCATTCCTTGGCCCCCGACTGGGGCATGTCGAGCATGTCCCAACCTTCATAGCGGCCCTCGCTCGTTTTCTTCTTGGGGAGCGCGCCGCCGGGCCCGACCGGTACTTTCTTATCGCCCTGGCAGTAGTCCTCCGGACCCTGGATGATCGGGTGAAGGTACTGCACGTCTCCGATGATCAGCTCGGATTTGCGGTTGTAGATGTTTTTCTGAAGTCCGGCGATCGTCTCGAGCCGCGATTGGCCGATGTTGCAGGAGCGCAGCTGGCGCTCGTCGAAGACGCGGACGATCGGGGGTCGGCCGTATCTGTACGGGAAGGATCGAGCCGCCACAAAATCGCCGTCGTTCGTGTAGACGTCGCAGCCGTCGCACGTCCAGTGCCGCCACAGGACCGCCCCGGTTTCGTCCTGCTCACGAACCACAAGTTCCAGGTACTGCTTGCGCTGATTCAGCTTCCACCAAACCAAATTTTGCGGGAGGATATAGCCCGCGACGACACCGTCCAGCCCGAGTTTCCTTGCCTGGGCCAGGGTGTCGACCGTCGCGCCGGGAGGCGTCTCGGGGTATCCGAAGACCAGGTCGAGCTGGCCGAGGGTGAGCAGGAGCGGCCCGACGGTCTTGCGCATCCAGCCGCCGATCTGACTCTGGGCCGTGCCCGTGCCGTCGACGTCCTCCCACCAGCGCTTGAGCTGGGGAGGGCCCGATCGCGAGACGCTCCGAGAGTAGACCCGGCTGAGGTATTTCCGGACGGTGCGACTGACCGTAGCCGGGATCGGCGTGCGGTTCAACCGAAGCGCATAGAGGTCTCGATTCTGGACCGACATCTCCGACTGGTGAGGAACCAGGTTCCTCCGGCTGATCTGCCCGTAAGCGATCGGGTATCCCTCGCCCGTCGTCTTGTCAAACCCGTAGGCGTACCAGGGACTGACGGGAGGGTCGAAGGGACCGCGGAAGTAGTCGGCGTGCCGGTACCGGTCTCCGCCCTCGAGAGAGTCCTGCAGCCATCGCCACTTTTCCTGGTTCTCCGTCCATTCCGGGTGACGAAGTCCGATGAGCTTGGCCGCGTCCTGTTTATTCAGCATGGCATATCAAAACCTGAGCGTAGAAAGGGGAACGCGTGTGAAATGCGGCAACTCGGCACGGCCATCTGGTAGAGCGACCTTAAGTCCGCCGCGGAGTGCGTCCACCAGGTCCTCGTGCGGATGCTGCGGGTCCTCGGGAAAGTCCTGAAGCTGGCCGCGGCGGGTCGCCCGGCGGTAGTTCGACAGAGCGGTGATCAGGCGCGTGCACCTGGGATGGATCAGGAGCCGGGGCTCGCCCACGGATGGGCTGATGAGGCCGTCGAGGAGGGCGAGGCTATCGGCGACGGAACCGACCGGCCAGCGCTCGATCTGACCGTATCGGCCCACCAGGCCAGCACGCTCGTACTCGGCGATCACTGTAGGGCCGACAGGGTTCCGGGCTCCGCCGGCCGAGTCAGTAGAGACCACCTCAGCGCGGCCATTGCACCACGACCCGGCCAGTCCGATGAGCATCCGAGCGTTGGTCTCGGCGACGAGCCCCTCGGCGTAATGGTCGCAAATGACGTGGACCATCGGATCGGGACCATGACCGACAACCTGGAAAAAGACAGCGCCGGTGCTGACGCCCGAGTCGACGCTGAGATGCACGTCAAGGGCAGGGTCGAACTCGGCATCGACGGAAACATGGAGGGCAGGATCGAACCCTGTGAACCAGATCCCTTCGGGTCTCGGTCCGGCACAGAGATAGTCGGCTGCAAAGGTGCGGGGACTGGCATTGCGGGCCTTTTGAATCAATGCCGATATGGAGTAGTGTCCATCGGCAATCTTAGCAAGCGGGATGTCGCCGTTGCGGTCTCGCTCAGCATGACACCAGAGTTGGATCGGACATTGGGGGCATAATAGATAGCCGTCTCGACCTCCAACGTATGGGCCAGAGCGGCTTTCAGGGCATCGTTGCAACACGTCGAAGGTGCAGGTCGTATGGAACGGGAATTCACCGGCTTTGCCTTTCTTCACCAGCTCCGCCATCGGCCCGGCGACACGGTGGAACGTCGAGGTCATGGAGATCGCCGCGGAGATCCCGCGGATGTCCATGCACATGCCGAGCGAGCTTTCCCGCAGGCTCGGCTTGATCTCGTCGACCTCGTCCAGCCGGAGCGTCGGGACGTGCGGGCCTCGGACAGAGGTTTCGCTGGCGGCCAGGATCGAGACCTTCGAGCCGTTGCGATAAACCGCCTTGTCGGTCAACAGTCGGGAGATGGCGTCCGCGTCGGAGCCACCAGGCCCGCGGCCGTCGATGATGCCGCTGGTCAACGCTTCAAAGATCTGCATCGCCTGCGAGGCCGCACCGCCGAGGATACGCGTCCCCATTTTCGGAGTGAACCGGCTCTCCAGGTGCGTCAATAACGCCTGCAGGAACGACTTGCCCGAGCCACGGCTTCCACAGATCAGGATCTGGTCAGGCCGCTCGAGCCACTGCTGGGCGAACCATTCGAACGGTGGCGAATGATCCTGGCAGACCTGGTCACGTGCGATCCGGATCCCCGTGTAGGCGTAGACCCAATCCCAGAGATGGTCATGCGTCGTCGGCCGCGTGTTGCGGACCCTCCGGAGCTGCTGTCGTATCTGGGCTGGGTTCATTGATCACGCGCAATACCAGTGCGGCCCGCGACGGGGGCAGGCCTCCGGCCGGGTGGGTTGCAGGGTCGTCGTCTTCGTCCTTCCGGTATCGCATCCGGAGGAGGTCGATTTTCTGCTGTTCGAGGGCCAGCTTCTGGCGCTCGATCTCAAGCTTCGCCGCTTGCAGGTTCGCATCGCCGTCGATGCGTTGCTGTTCGAGTCGCAGCCGCTGCAGGAGTCCGAGGGTCTGGATCGCCCGGGCCTTGTCGCGGGGCTTCGTCCACTTGCCAACATCGTGCTCGGGGTCGCTCATGTTGATGAGGACCTGCACGAGCTGCTGCTGGATAGGCTCCGGGATGCCCCAATTCTGGCGGGCGGACCGGCCGATCAAGACCATCTCGGCGCGGGTTAACCGCTCCGGTTCGTCTTCTTCGGGGACTTCGGGGTGCGACACATTACGATGCCATCAGAAGTTGGAAGGCTCGGACGGCCAGCCACGCCGCGAACCCGCAGAGCGAGTAGACCACCGGCCGGTGGCGCGGGAGCTGGCTAGAATTCGACACGGTGGCCATAGAGGTTTCTCCAAAATGGGGTCGAATTGACCCCTACCCCTTTGGCCCCCTGTCTGATCGGTTTTGCGTGGTCGCTCCGCCCTGTTTCTTTGGCTCTGCGCCGCTCCCCTTCGCTCGTCGGAGATTTTTCTTCCGATCGGTTTTCAGGTCGGGAGGCCAGATTGCGGCCATCTTGCGGACGATCCCAGGCACCGAACTCTGGGGCACGTCGGCCGCGTCGGCGATCGTCCGCTGAGGGATACCCTGGAGATGGCCGCAATAGATGAGCACGTCGCGGCGGAAGCGCCACGCTTTCCCAGGGGTCACGGCTTGTCCTTCAGCCTGTGCGGCTGGCCGAGATGTTCGACCGTCGCATCGACCGCAGTGCGGAGACGGGCCGCGAAGCGGGTGAGTTCGCCGGCCTGGTCGCCGATCGCTCCCAGGTAGGGGGCCAGGTCAAAGATCCGGGCGTCGAACCGCTCGATCTCCTTCGTCATCTGCGAGGCCAGGAGCGCGTGTGCCTCCTTGGCTCGCCTGGAGCGCTCCTCCAGTCCGTTGAGGAAGTCTAAATGCGTCGCGGTCTTATACCCCAGCTCGTTCATCTGCTTGGCTAGAAGGTCGAAGGACGCCTGGAGCTCATGGGCGTGCTCGGAGACCGCGACCGCGTTCGCTTCGACCCGCTCAATCCATCCGTGTATGGCCTTGAAGTGCTCTTCGCAGTTGTGCAGCCGTTTCGCGAGATCGTCTCTCTCCGTGATCAGATATGCGGTGCATGTTTCGAGGGCCTCCAGGCGTTGAATGACGCCCTTCGGCTTGCCGTTCTGATACGTGTCCCACGTCACCAGGTCATGACGAAGCCCGTCGCAGACCTGGAGCCAACCCCGGGCATTCTGGTCGAACCGGTAGGACGCGATCCCGAGCCACAGGCCCAGACCGAGGACGACGAACACAGCAACAACCGCGGCCACATTGAAAGCACTGAACATCGATCGATGGTCTCTCATAGTAGGGGGCAAGGAAAAAGCGAGGGTCCGGACCCAAGCGCCCGGCAGTCCGCCCTCGCCGAAATCAACGCGATCCAGCGATTACTATCGAAACCGCCGGTCCGTCAGTCCCGGGAACCACCTCCGGAGCGCCAGAGGCGATCGCGGCGGGGGCGACGGGTCGGCCGCCGTCGCGATCGCCGCGGCGATGACCGGGACGCCCAGGGCATACCCGGTGCTGTTCCAGTGCAGGCCGTCGGAAAACTGGCTGGAGTTGTAGACCGACAGGCCCGTCGTGTTGCCCAGGTCCGCGACCGGCCAGCCGTAAGTGGCGGCGTCGGCCAGCACGGCATTCCGCATGATCGACGTCGAATTGATCCCCCCGGTACCGCTGGCCTGGTTGGAAGGACTGCCGAGGTCGGTGGCGAAGATCGTCGCCGGCACGTAAGGCACGTTGCGGGGCAAGCCCTGCGCGTAGCTCAGGTAGTGCGCCGCGGCGGGGAGGCCGAGACTGTCGTTGATCCCTTCCAGCTCGAACACGACGGGAGGGACGCGGAGGAACTGCAAGTACTCCAGGAGCGGCTGTGCCCAGGTGCCGTAATCGAAGAGGATGTCGGCCCCGGTCCGGCCCGGTCGCGCCAGGTTGAACCGGGCTTGCGGGTCCAGTCCGAGCGTGGCGATCACCCCTTCGAGCGGAGGGATGAGCGTCAGCTCGCTATTGCCCTCGGCAACGAGGGCGTAAGGCTGCGTGGTCAGGTTGTCGGCAATACCCCAGGGGGGGGCGTATTGTCGGTGTGTGGCCAGGATTTCATGGGGCTTGGGAGTCCGGGCCCAGACCACCACGACGGCCAGGTCCATCGCGATCAGACTGGTGCTCTCCGAGATCGCACATCCGAAGTGGAGATCCTGCCCGGACCCATCCGTGCCGATCGGGTTGGCGTTATTCGAGGCGCTGTTGGGTGAACCGTTGTGGTAGATCGTGCCGCCGTCGCGATAGCCGGTCGCGACCCCAGGACGCGTCGTGCCGACATCGGCGGCGACGGCCAGGGAGATCGTCGTGCCCTGCGTGTAAGCCTGAAACGAGTTAGCGTCCACCCCGCTATCGCCGAGCGCTCCCGAGACATACCCGAGATTGACCACGTTCGTCGTGGTGCCGATCGCGCCGCGATAGAGAAACCAGCCTTGATTGCCACTGTCCTGGTTGAAGAGCAGGAACACGCCCCAACCGCCGGTGTTTCCGCTGTTCGCGAAGACGGCGTCGAGGGCCGTACTGGTCGGGATCTTGATGCAGCCCTGGTTCAGCCGGACTGTGGGCGTGCCGTTGAGCGCGCCGGTGGTGACCGTGCCGGATTCCGGGACAGCGTCGAACGTCGAGCCGCCGGCACCCTGATTGGCCCAACCGGTGAAGCTCCCCCCGCTGGTCGTCACGCCGGTCCGCGCATCGAGGAGGATCGGGACGGTTGAGTCCGTCGTCGGATCATACGGAACATAGGTCGATGCGGTATAGGCGATCGGGCTGCCGGATTGCGTCACGCCGCCGTTATTTGTGAACGAGAGCGATTTGGCGCCTGTTGATGCCGCCTTGTAAGTAAACGTACCACTCGAACTTGCCCCGGCCGGAAGGATCAGCGACGCCGGCGTGAAGGTCCCGCCCGCTCCGCCGTCGGAGGGCGTGATCGTCGTCGTCCCTGTCAGCCAGACGGCGGATACCGTGATGAGCCCCGAGGCAATCCCCACATAGCCCGAAGAAGGCCCGCTATAGGTCAGCGCGGGGATCTCGTTTTGCCAGTCGGCCTTCGTGAGCGCGAAATCGGCGAACTGAATCCCATTCGTCGTGGTGAGCGTGGCGCTGCTATAGACGCTGGGGCTCAGCCCGACAATTCCGCTGGTGAACGTGTCGTCCTGGACGGGAGCGCCATTGACCAGCACGCCATCGGCCATCGCGAAGAGATATTGATGCCCGTTGATCTGACGAAGGGCCAATCTTGCGGCGTGATTTCCGACGGTGACCGTGGGCGTGGTCGCAGCCGGGAAGAACATCGTTCCCAGGCTGCCATTGACATAGCTGAGAAGTTGCCAGGCCGGCGGCGAGGCCCCATAGGCGTTGAAGTAATAACCGTTGATCTGGGATTCCGGAGCATTCGCCCCCGCGATCAGCCCGCACTGGATCGGCGTCGTCGTGTCCTTGACGTCGAGCGTGCAACTGACGTCGTAATCCAGCACACCCGATGGGGTCGCGTTCGAATAGACCCCCTGGCCGGTGCCGCTGATATTCGTATAGAGATGGCCTGATCCATCGAGCAAGAGCGGAGCCGTGGCCCCAACCACGCCCGGGTTCGCCCACGCGCCGCCAACATCGGGAGTGTGAGTGCTGAGGTCGGTTGCGGCCGTGCCGCTGAAGGTGTCCTGGATCACGACCGTGGCGTTGTTGTAAATCGGCAACGCCAACGAATGGGCCGCGGCCAGGCCCCCGGTTCCGGTCACAGTCAGAGTGATCGTCCCGGTGGCTCCGGAAGCCGGCAGGTAAACAAACTGCGTGGTGATGCCCGCCGCCGATCCGCTGGCGATCGTGACGGGACTGGCCGGATAAAACGAGCCCCCGGCGCCGCCGTCGGAGAGGGCGAAGCTGGCCGTGGAGGGGATCGTGCCCGTGCCCGAGAGGGTGATCGTGATCGCCCGGCTTGGCGTCCCCGCGCCGAGAGCCGTGGTCGAGGTTGTGAGCGTGAAATCCATGCGGTGTTCGGCTTCAAGTGATTAGCCGGCAACCGCGGACGTCGAGGCAGCCCGGCTCACTCGTTACTATCGAGAGAGGCGGCGGTTGCGTGATCGCCCTGGCTGCAGGTTCGTCGCCGGTCACGGGGTCTAGGTCGAGGTCGACCTGGTGGACGCGGGCAGGAAGCGATCGGAGGCACACTCACTCAATCCTTGAAACCGTTCGGGGTTCGCCTGCCACTCGGCCTGGTCCTCTTCATCATGAAAGATCGCGACAGGTCCCTCGTACCGGTCCGGGAGAAACCAGAGGCGATTGCGAAGCTGCCCGAGATCCATGATGACCATCGTGCGCTTGCGGATATGGGGACAGATCGCGGTGCGGTGCGTTTCGGTGCTCAGTCCGTGAACCGGTCGCCGGCGTTCACCGTTCGTCGTCATGTCCACCCTCCCAGGTTACGTCAGGATCGACGGTGCCGAGCCGGACGGCTTCGAGGGCCTGTTCGAGCCAGCGCGATATCGACTCGGCTTGGTTCTCATCAAATATCAATTGACGCTGGCCACGATCCGTCTCGAAGTCCGCCACAAAGGCATGGAAGCCGCCAGCCTGAATGTGCTCAGGGATCCTTATGCACCTGATCTGCGAGACCTTGACGAATTCTGGGTCGGGCTTCCTGCCGACCAAACGACGAAACGACGAAAAGACGCGAAACATGCGCGCGCTCCCCCAGGCCCCCTGAATGGTTTCTATCGGTACTATCGAGTGACCGAGGGAAAATGGTGCTACCATCCAACTGTTGTCATATAAAATTACTTCGATTAACACTACATTCCCTTGACCGTCCCGTCAAGGCGACGTAATATTCCCACGGAACGACCGGAAAGGGTGAACGAAACGGGGGCGGAATGTCCAAACTTGTAGCCTACTATCGGGTTAGCACGAAAAAGCAGGGAGACAGAGGTCTCGGAATTGATGCCCAGCGGAGCGCGGCGGCGCAGCATACCCGGTCCCACGGAGGGACGATCATTGCCGAGTTCATCGAGGTCGAGTCCGGCCGGAAGACCGATCGCCAGCGTCCCGAGCTGGCCCGGGCGCTGGAACATGCCAGGCTCGCCCGTGCAACGTTATTGATCGCAAAGTTAGACAGGCTTGCCCGCAACGTATTCTTTCTAGCGGGCCTCATGAAGGGACATGTGCCGTTTATTTGTTGCGATAACCCTCATGCAACCCCCTTGACGATTCACATCCTCGCGGCCGTCGCCGAGGATGAGGCGACGCGAATCAGCGCGCGGACCACGGCCGCACTCCAGGCTTACAAGGATCATAAACGCATCAGCAAACGTAACAAGGAAAAGTATCCGGGCGGTGTGCCGGCCGACGTCGTCGAGGCGACGGCGGGAAAGCTCGGTGCGTCGCTCCCTCAGTGCCGGAACCTCACCTCCGAGGCACGCATGCGTGGACACCGGGCCGGGACCAAAGCGGCGGCCGAGCTGGCAGCCGATCGGGCCGCTCCGCTCTTGCCCGTCGTGAAGGAGCTGAGGGACGGCGGCAAGACGCTCCGGGCGATCGCGGCCGAGCTGAACGACCGGGGCTATGTCACCAGCCGGAACAAGCCCTGGTCCGATGTTGCCGTGTTGAGGCTGCTAAACCGATGTTGAATATTTCAGCCGGCGGAAAGGTTCAACAAAAAAGCCCCTTCGACCCGCCGGTGGAAGGGGCTTTTCTCACCCAAGGCTCTTAGAGACCGCCCCCTTCGCCAGTGGTCCCACATCGGTCGCGATGCGTGTGGGGTTGGTTCGTCTGGGTGGTGAGGCTAGCAAGGGTTATTATCGTGGAGGCGTCGCGTCCCAATCTCATAATACTCCGGCGATTGCTCAATCCCCGTCGCCTTGAGCCCCAGCTCGGCCGCGGCCATCAGCGTCGAGGCGCTCCCCGCAAAGGGATCGAGCACGTGGCCACCAGGCTTGACGCACCGGAGCAGGTCCTTCATCAGCACGACGGGCTTGCCGGTCTGATGCAGCTTTTCGCGAGCCTTGACCGGATGCCGGTAGCAACCGGGCCATGGCCCACCCGGGGCCGCGGCGGCAACGCATGAACCCTTTGTGCCCCAGACCACATACTCGCACTGGTGGCGGAAATAGCCGACGTGGGGGGCTCGAGCCCCTTCGGTCTTGTCCCAGGGCACGATCCCTCTCCAGATCCAGCCGCCGGCCTGGATCGCATCGGTCGCGCTGGGGAGCTGCCTCCAGTCGCAGAACATCAGCAGGTAGGCATCTTTCTTACATAGCCGATAGCTTTCGGCAATCCAGAGCGCACACCAGCTCGCCCACGATCTCTGGTCGCGGTTGTCGCCCGCGAAGTCGGGATGGACAGCCTTCGTGCCCTTCTGGATGTATTTCTTGCCCGTCGACCTGGTGCGATCCGCCGACGTCATTCCTCCGCTCGAATAGGGCGGATCGGTCACGACGGCGTCGAAGGTTCCGCTCGCCATCGAGCAGAGAACCTTGAGCGATTCCCCATGAATGAGCTTGATTCGGTTTGAAACACCCATCTCGTTACTTCGATCGGCGCGCACAGCGAACGCACGGACGGCCGCGCGCCCCGGCCGCCTCCATGGCCTCATAAGGTCACACGCTGATATCATCGTGACCCGGAGCGAAAATGTCTTATTCAATGAATTAGGCATTTTCGGCAGGATCAAAAAAGGGCGTGCGCAGTACGAGCGCACGCCCTTATGAGGGCTCATCATTCAGGACAACGACCAGCCTCAGAGCTGTTGCCGCGACGACGTCGGCGCGGGCTTCGCGGTCCCTCCGTGTGTCGATCCTCGAAAAAATCCCCGGAGGGGAACCTCCGGGGATCAGGTGTCCGGCACCGGGCCCGACGGGGTGGTCTACCCCGGAAGGCCCATCGGCTGAATGACCCTTTTCAGCCGACAGGTCGATTTCGCGACCTGGTCCTAGCCTATCCGGACTTGAATATTCGGTGCAACAGGATTTCATGCAAGAGCACAAGGATGCACAGTCTAGGACAGATTTCGACCTCCCATCTTACCAAAAATGTCTCATTCAATGAATTAGACATTTTAAGCTGTTGCATCCATGCGACGAGTTGCTCAGAATCAGTTCTGGCCCCGCGACGTGGCGAGGCTCAGGGAGCGACGTGCAGGGAGCGACGATGCGACGGATCTTCTGGTGGTGTTTCCCGGTCCCTCAAAGCAAATCCGAGCTGGCGAATGAATTCTGGCGGCAGATGGCGGCGATCCGACGGCCGATCATCCCCTTTGAGACCCAGGAGCGCGAGCATGAAAACCCAGGTGCACCTGATCTGCGGGCCGCTTGACAGCCGGACCTTGGAGGTCGAAGAGGAGCTTTCGACCCTGGTGGTCCCGCTCCGCATTCAGGGCCAGGAACTGAAGGCCGTGTTCCACCGGACCGACCAGCACACCGCCGACGGCTATCGGATCTATTGCCGCCAGTCGTCGCACTGGATCGATCATATGACGTTGGGATGGGTCGGCCCGGAGTGGTTTCACGTCCGCTCGGATTTCGATTCGGACCTGCTGAAATGGCGGGTGAGGATCGAGGGCCTGGGCAGTGCGATCACGCTCATGCTGACTCCGATCCAGGTGGTTACCGAGCAACACCTCGACATGCTCGATGCCGCGGCCCGGCGTCTTTCCCGGGCCGGCTCCCGGCCGCGGCCCCTGCTCACCGCGGCCGGGCGATTGGGCGGGCTCTGACCGTGATGTGGCTTTTCGAATGGACCAAGGCGGCTGCGCTCGTGTTCGTCGCCGGCCAGGCCGCGATGGTCGGGATCGCCGTGGCCACCATCCTGCGTTGCCATCGAGACACGCCGGCCGCCGTGCGTCTCAATCCCCGGGGGGGGAGGATCGGCGGCGGCGGCCGGTGCATCCACGAGGGCCATCGCGGTGCAGCTGGCGTCCGAGGTCCTGCGAGTCGTCGCCGGAGCGTCTGAGGGACGCACGGCGCGTGAGGTCCGCGACCTGGTGGACGCCGAGCCGTCCCCGACTCTCGACGCCGTGCGTCGCGTCCTGCGGCGTCTGGCGGCCGAGGGGCAGCTCCGGGCCGATGAGGGCTACCGCTGGCAGGTGGTGACGCGCAAGGACGGCACGCGACGTCGCGTGCCCCATCTTGCGACGATCTATATGGTTCCGTGATCGACTGCGAAACATGGGCCGAAATTATACAACGGATTATACAGCGCGATCTTACCACTCCGACGTGCTGACCAGGCCGCGTCTGTCCATCGACTCCAGGATCTCGCCCACGGTCGTCCAGCCTCCCTGATCGCTGTTACGCACCCGCTCGGAGGGATCAGCCTCATGCGGGGTGTCGGTCACGTCGGTGTCGAGGATCTCCTCGCGCGTTAGGCCCGAATCCTCCATGGCCGCGGCGATCGCGTCTTCGAGGTCGACGCCCGCGTAGGTATCACAATCATTGATGTGATAGGCTTTGAGCTTCGGACTGCATTTGTGAGGCACGAACCCGACCCCTTCGTCCCCAGCGCCCGGCCCGTGGATCGCGTCCCAGGCGATCGCCAGCGGCTCCTTGGGCCAGACCTGGCCGACAGGTTGGGCCACGCCGATGGACTTGCCGCACTTCGGGCAGACGGCCGTGTAGAGATTCCAGGCTGGACCGCTGGTCTCTTGAAGGGTGCCGATGGGGGTCATGAGTCACCTCTAATGGGGCCGCGGTCGTTGGACCGCGGAAAGAACTGATCCGAAAGACCGTTGAATCGGATATTCCAAGCTTCAATGGGGCCGGGGTCGTTGGACCGCGGAAAGTGAGGATCTCGCTCGAATGGAGCAAGAGGAAATCGCGCTTCAATGGGGCCGCGGTCGGGTGACCGCGGAAAAGTGATCCTCGACATACTGGTAGACGAGGCGGCTTGGTAACTTCCTTCAATGGGGCCGGGGTCGTTGGACCGCGGAAAGGTTAGCAGGTCGGGAAGACTCCCGGTCGGATCGACAGCTTCAATGGGGCCGGGGTCGTTGGACCGCGGAAAGAGGGTGTCAGGCTCAAAATCCTGACGACACATCCAGTCGCTTCAATGGGGCCATGGATATTGATCCATGGAAATCATTCCGTCACCTCCTCAGCGCCCGGATCACGTCCAGGGTATCCTGCTCAAAATCCTGCCGTAACATCCAATCGCAGTAGCCGGCATCCTTGCGAACTACGTCCTGGATCGATTCACCCTTATATTTCCCGAAGGTGAAAACGATCAATCCATCCTTCCTGGCAAACTTGCCATCGAAATCGATCGACCCGGCATCGCAGCAGTGCGAGTGCAGCTCCACGGGGTTACGGGGCAGATCCTCGTAGCGCGTCAGCATCGCGCCGAGGATCTCCGCCGTCGCCAGCACGTCCGACTGGGCGCCGTGGGCTCCATCGTGCTCCCGACCGCAGAAGAAACGCACCGCCGCCGTCAGGTCGCGACGCTCACGGTCGTGGTAGATCCGCATCGGGTCGACGATCGCCCGGCCGGCAAGGTCGAGTGCGTGGCCGCAACGCCTCAGCTCGTTCCGCAAGAGCGGGATATCGAATCGACGGATATTGAAGCCGCACAGATCGCAGGGGGAGAGCAAACCGACGACCTCGAAGGCGATCAGGTCAAAGGTCGGCTCACCCACCAGGTCCTCGTCAACGATGCCGTGGACCTCGGTCGCTCCGGGCGAGATCGGCATCTCGGGATTCACCCGCCGGGTCGTGTGAAACGTCTGATGATCGGGCTCGATCACCAGGATCGAGATCTCGATGATGCGATCCTTCGACGTGTCGGGGCCCGTCGTCTCCAGGTCGAGGATGGCCATCGGGCGCGTCAGGGAGAGATTACGGATCACAGGCCATCCTCCGTCTCGCTTTGGCAGCAATGGGGCCGCGGTCGGGTGACCGCGGAAAGTTCGTCGCGGGCACCCTGATGGGCCTCGTCGAGGCGATGCTTCAATGGGGCCGGGGTCGTTGGACCGCGGAAAGGACGCCGCTCGAAGTCCTTGTGTGGCAATCGCTCGGGCGGACGTTTGCGAGAGGTTCGCGAGAACTGACCCGATTACGTCCCAGAGGCAAATCCATCGCCATCATAAGTGCTTGTCCGCAACGGGGTTCAAGGCGTGCGAGCGGTCGCGGGGTTTTTGACTCCACCTCGCCGCTCGCTGGATGAAGTAAATCAACGCCCCATCCTCCGTTCTACGTCAACGGTCTTCTCAAGCACAGCTTGACGGATGAAGGCACTGAGACTGAGACCGATACTCCTGGCTGCTGCGCGCAAGCGATCCATTTCAGACGCAGGCAATTCAAGCCTCGCCTGACTGGTTTTTTCTTCGGCCGTTGCAGGCATATGCGTGGCCTTTTTCTTCGCCATATCTCCTCCGCGGGTAGATCTCCTCTGATCTTACCCCGAAGGGAAGCCTATCACCACAGGGATTGTACAACAGGCCACACAGGATGGCAACCGGGGAAAATCACAATTCCTGTGTTGACTACCGACACTGAAGTTGTACAATTCTTGTGTCGGGCCTGGAACGGCCAGCCCGAAAACGACAAAAGCCCCGTGAGTGCTGATACACCCACGAGGCCGAGGAACGCAGATCCCGCCAGGAACCTTGTCCATGTGCAATGTAGCCGAAAAAGAGCTTCACGTCCAATCGGACCCGAGCGAGAACTTCAACCGCGCCGCCGACCTCGACACCTCCGACCGTGCCTGGCTCCGCGGCGAGGCCAGCGAGTGGCGCGGGAAGGCGAGCCCGACGGACTACGATCTGGCCGGATTCGTCGCCTCCACGCTGGAGGAGTTGGCGCTCGCGATGAACTTCCATCGCACCGACTCGGCCGTGCGTCTGGCCCGGGTTCGCCGGATCGACCTGGAGGCCGTGTACCTCCCCGTGCCGCCCTACCACTCGCCTCTAGCCGAGGCGCTCACCGTCGAGGCCGCGTGGTATCTCCAAATCGAATCCTGGGCCGGGAGCCTCGCCGCGCACGCGCTGCTCTACCACGCCGCGTTGGCTGAGGAGATGGGCTCACAGACGGTCGAGGACTGGGTGATCGACGAGGCCGCATGGAAGGCCGCGGCGATGGACGCGGCGGAGCTGCGTTTTGAGGCGGCGGCGTCCTACAACCTGGCCCACGGCGTGTGCTCCTGATCCGTACCTCAAAGTGCCCGTCCGACCTTCCGGGGATCGGCCGGGTTTCAGGAGCACGACAATGGCCTACGACGAACATAACGAACCCCCCGAGCTGCGGTCCTTCGCCGCCCAGATCGCCGCCTGCACCGGCTGCGACCCATCGGATATCCACCGTGTCGAGCGGCTCATGGTCGACGAACTGGGGATGCGCCTCGACCAGGTGCATCCCGACCACTTCGCCGACCACGCCCGTCGCCTTTACCGCTTCCTGGTGGCCCTTCGCCAGATGTCGCGCGAGCCCGATGCGACGGCCCGCGTGCTCGGGATCAGCCGGGCCGAGTTTGATTTGAAGGTCGAGCGCTACCTGGGAGATCAATCCTGATGCCAATCAAACCCGATTTCGTGCCGCTCCCTCCCGACGATCGAATCGAGGTCCTCAAGGGAACCCTGGATCTTCTCGCAAACGCGGCGTCACTCCTCTCGCGAGTCCCCAACAACAAACCTCATCCGGCCGCAGTCGACACGGCCCGAGATGCCGTCCTCAACGCACATGCACGGGTCTTTTCCGTGATCGAATCCCTCGAAGCTTATGGGAGTCAGGACCAATGACCAAGCACCCCGATCTTTTCGCCTTCCTTGCGGTACCCTTCGATCAGCACGAAGTGAAGGTGCGATCGACCGCCGGCCGCCAGCTCCATTACGTCACGGCTCGGACCGTGATGAACCGCCTGGACAACGTGCTCGGTCCCGAGAACTGGTGGGACGAGTACACGCCGCACGAGAATTCGGTGCTCTGCCGCCTGACGATCCGCCTGCCGGACGGCTCGACGCTGACCAAGTCGGACGCCGGGGGCTACGCCGGGATGGCCGACTCGGGCGATGACGACAAGAGCGGGTACTCCGACGCGTTCAAGCGAGTCTGTGTGAAATTTGGAATTGGGAGATATTTATATAGAGATGGCGTCCCCTATTTCGTTCAGGAGCGCACGGCGATCCAGGGTGAGGACGCGGTCGCGACCCATCAGGGCCGTCCCTCGCCCGTCTCGACACCCGAGCCGCCGCCCCCGGCGAAATCGCTCGGCTGGGTCAACGGCGACGACGATCGCAACCCCGGGCCGT